GATCCCCGCCGCGGTCTAGCTTTGTGAAAGAACGTGGGCGAAACCAATGCCCGGGAGCGGCCGCGGCGGGGAGAGTGGTTACGGGGCGGCGGGCGTCGGCTCCTTCGCCTTGGCGGCCTGCAGCTGGACAATCTGGCCCTCAATATAGGCGGCGGCCCCGAGGTGCTGCTGGGAGGCGTTGTGGTGGTCCTGCGCCAGCTTGCGCATGTTCTGCAGGTCCTTGTTCAGCTTGGCGATTTGTTCGTCGGTGGTCATCGGCGGTAGTGGCGGAAGAAACGGGATTGGCCGGGCGGTTGCGCGGGGGGCGTCGGGTGCTGAACCGGCCCTTGGAATTGCAGATTGGTGCCGGGCGCGATGGGCACGTAAACGTATTGGGGCGGAACGTTCGGCGGCTGCATCCCCTGCGACAGAAACGGCGCGGGTGGGAACCAGAGTTCGATGACAATGAGCAGGTAGTAGGATACGTTGAACATGGTGGTTAGTTTCCGATTAGACCGTGCGTGCGCAGGTCGATGATGAGCGCAGCCAATCGCTCAAGGCCCTGCGCGAGTGTTGCGGTTGACGGGTCGAATGCCGTACGCGTGGCCGCCCCCGTAGGTGTGCCCCAGCCGGTCTGCCGTGCGGTGACGACCAGCGTGCCCTGAATCAAAATTGATCCGTTGCTCGCCTGTATCCGGCACTTGTCGCCGCCGTTGTAGACGAGCAGGTCGCCGCCGTTGGTCTGCAGCGAGTTCGCGACCCACGTATCCGGCGTGGTCAGTGTGTTCACGGCCGTGCGGGCAATCTCGCAGTCGACGCCTAGGTAGATCGTGCCGGACGCCCCGACGGTCAGCGCGCCCGTGATCGCCACGGTGGAGTTGAACGTCATCGCCGAGGTCACGGCTCCCGCGACCGACAGCGAGCCGCTCAGGGTCGTGTTGCCTGTGACGCCGAGGGTGCCGGCAATCGAGGTGTTGCCGGTCGCGTGGGCCACGGTGAAGTTGGCCACGTTGCTCGAATCGGCGACCGTGAATGGGACTGCTTTGACGATGCAGGCTCCGGCCACATAGCTCGCGAGGAAAACGAAATCCGAGGAGGATGCAGCGTAGGCGGTGATGCCGCCATATGCACCGAAGCCCTGCGCCTGGATTGAGTCTGGCGTTACGATCACGTCAGTTGCGCCCTGGTAGAATTCGCAGCTGGCTCCGATGTAGAGCCGGTCAGTTACGAACAGGTCGTCCGTCACAGTGATGTCGCTGAATCGCCCGGCGCCCGTCGCGAGGTCAATGCCGTGGTTGTACGTCACGCCGTAGGCCGGCGAGTGCCGCATGGCGAAGTCGCCGCCCGTCACGCCGCCGTTGCTAAACGTCATCGTCGTAACGCCTGATGCGTTGGCCGATGCAACCATCGTGCCGAACGTCATTCTAGCCGGCGGATTCGGGCCGACGAAGCTCGAATCGATGTCGAGCACGAACTGTGTGCCGCTCGCGCCGAGCGTGATCTCCGACGCCTTAATGCCCGCTGCTGCGCCGTTGTGGTAGATGTAATTGCCGCCCGAGCTGCCGACGAATAATTTCGGCGTGGTCGAGTCGAACCCAAGAAAAACGCCGTGCGTGGCCGACCCGTAGGACGAGACGCCGTGCGTCATCACGCGCCCCTTGTTCGCGCCTCCGTCGCCCAGGTACAGCGTATCGTAAATGTATCCGGTCTCGGCCAAGATCAGGCCGGTCGCCGTGATCAGGTCTTCAACCGCAAAAAGCACCCAGTCGCCCGAGGTGCCTGGCACGTCCCACGTATCAAGGCCGCTCTTGCTCGTGTTGTTCGCCTTGTAGACGGAGCCGCCGTACCGCACCAGATTCTTGACGTCGTCGTTGTCGATGTAGAACGCCGTCGCGCTGAACGTACCACGCGGCCAGAGGGTGGGCGACGATACGGGATCGGCCGCCGTGGTCTCTGGCCCAACGGCGGTTGACCGATTGCCGCTCGTGTCCACCGCCTTGATCCAGAAGTCCGTCGATTCGCCCGCGGTGAGCCCGGGAACGACAAACGAAAATGCCGGAGCGGCCACGCTGAACAGAGGGTCCGCTGGGATCGGGTCTCCGTTGGGCGCATGGAAAATGTCGTATCCAGCAAGGTCGAGATCTGGCGGCGGAACCCACTCAAGCAGGACGCCGCCCGCCGTTGCCGTTGCAGTGAAGCTCGTGGGCGCTGCCGGCGGATCGCTCTTGCCGATCACGGTGTGCGCCGTCTCCGTGTCCCAATCGGAATGCACGCCGAGGCCGTTGACCGCACGAATGCGGACATCGTAGTCCTCGCCATCGACCACCGGCCCAATCCATGCCACTTCGTCGCTGCCCTTCAGGGGGGCGATGGGCGCGGGGAGCCAGTCGGTGTCGGCACTCAGCTTGTACTCAATCTCGAAGGTGCCGCCGCTGGTCACGAGGGCGTCGGCACAGGTCCACGGCACTTTGATTCGAGACACGACCTGGCCGCGTGAGTCGATAGTGAGTTGATCGTCGTCGCTCTCGAGCGTGCCGAGCACCGGGGCAATCACGTCGCGCGGGTTCTGCAGAGTCGTGTTCGGTGCCGGGTCTGCGGTCGTTTCGTCCGCGGCGGTGCGGCTGTAAATCGCGGATGAGACTTCTCGCAGCACAAGGCGGATGCTGATGAACATGCCGCTTTCCTGCACCTCGTGGACCGTGCGATGTTCGACGACCTCGAACAGTTTTGAGCTCCATCCGTAGCGGGAGAACGTCACGTCGACCCAATCGCCGGCCTGCACCTGGAGCCCCTTGAGCCCCGTCTGGGTCGTGAACGTCAGCCCATGCCGGGCGCGCTCCAGCTCGATGCGGCCCAAGCGGAGCGCCGTTGCTTCGTTGGTCACGCCGAACAGATCGATGTCGCGGACGTGTTCGACGCCGTTGTCCTCGCCCAAGTATGGATCAACGGTGCCCGTACCGAGGCCGGCACCGGACGCCGTGAAGGTGACGCCAACCGTGTTGCTGGCCGCGCCGATCAGCGTGAAGTTTGTGGTCCCCAGGCTGACAATCGTGCAGCGAGCCCCGGCCGTGATGTTTGGCGCGGTGACCAGCTTGCGCACAAGCGGAGCGGTCGCCGGTTGCCAGTTGTTCTTTGGGTCGAGGTACGTCACGCGCACCGCGTTGCAGGCCTCCGAGATCGGGTCTTGGTTCAGCCATTCGACCTCCCCAATGAAGTCATCAGGGGTGAGCGAAAGGGAGGAGGACTTCGCCGCGCCTGCCTCCATGCGCCATTTGCCGCCGATCTTTGCGCACCAGCCGCCCATTGCGCGGGCGATCATTTGCCGGGCATCGGCCGGCTTCGTGTCGGTCAGAATGCGCCCGTTGAAAGTGTATCGCTTCTGTGAGGTCGAGTCCGCAATCGTGACCGACTCATCGCAGATGTTCGCCGCGGCGTTCACGTCTGCGCTGTCAACCTCCGCCGCAGGATAACCCAAGTGCTCAACAAAGAAATCGCGCAGCACGAGCGCGTTGTTGTTCGTGTAAGCTGTCGATGCGTCTCGGGGGTCGTAGCACTCCTTACCCTTCACATCGGTCGAGATGTTGAAGGAGAGCCCCTGCGGGAAAACGTCCACGTCCCACTGCGTGCGCACATAGATCGAAGCAACGCCGGTCATCTTGTCCGTGCTCGTCCATCCGCCGCCAGACTCGGCCACGAGCTCAGAGTCAGCAGAGCCGCCGCCGATCTTTCGGTTGATTCTGGTCTTGCCGTAGTAGGGCGAAGTCACGTCCGGCTGATTCGATGGGCTGCCGCTATTCCACGGCATCCCAAGCGCCTCGTCGCCAAAGTAGATGTCATCGATCTCACTCAGGTCATGCGGCGCCAGCGCGATGACTTGGTGGAGGAAATTGTTGCTCGCGCCGGTGGTCTCCGCGTGGATCACGACGCCGCCGATTCGGCACTCGCCGTAGACGAGCGCAGAGACCGCCATCGGGTCGGAGAAGGTGACAGTCGTGCCCTGGTCGCGTAGTGAGGCAAAAGCCCGTTGCGCTTTCTTCGCCTGGTTGCGCGAGTAGATCGTGGAGCCGACAACAAGCGCGATTTTCGCGACAGTAAGCCAGCTCGCCGACCAAAGCGCCGTTCCGACCCAAGAGACGATGGCTGGAATTGCTTGTGGCATGTTAAACCTTCCACGCCCGGACGGCGTTTGCTATGTAGGGAATCTCCGACACGCCAAGGTCTTCGCAGCGAACAGCCGCGCCACGCCCGTTGACGATCGCGAGCGCCAGTCGATCGGAGTCGATGCGGACAATCGCCAAGTCTCCGCGCATCGCAAAAGCCAGCGGAATCTCTGGCAGCTCAAGCGCCGCCATCTGCGCCTGCACCGCGTGCTCGAATCCGCCGAGACCGTTGAACACGCGGGCCGCGCTGAGTGCGCTCGACCATTCCGGCAGGCCGGCCAGGGGCTTGGCGTGTCCCATGATCGAAAGCCACTCGGCGCAGAAGTGCACGCAGTCGGTCTGCCCCCAGGTGAACTCTTTCCACCGCCAGGATTGGAGGTGATTGGCAAGGAGGTCCGGCCAGTTTTCGGGACGCGTGATCATAGTTGGTCGCTCGTGGAGTCGCCACCCCCGCCGCCATCGCTGCGCGGGTTGCCGGTGAACACCTTGGAATTGCCCCAGTTGAGTTGCTTGTTTGGCAGATCGACCACGCCCTTCATCGACGTGTCGGTTGGGTCGACTCGCTGCTGATCGGCCATGTTGTAGTAGCGCGTCCGTGGGCGCTCCTGGTCGCCGGTCTCGTCAACGAGGCCGATCACCAGCTTGCCCGTTTCGCCGTTGTCATCGTGCGAGATCGTGCCAATGACGCCGCTGTATCGCATGATCGGGTCGGAAATCAGGAGCCCGGTGGATAGATCGTAGGAGCCGAACCAGACGCGCCCCTGTCGGCCGCGGGCGCCGCCGATCTCACCCAAGGCAAGCGCGATCAACGCGGATGAAGCGACCATCTGTAGATCGCAGGTGTTGCTCGATCCGTCGATGGTCTCGACGATGTCGGCGACAGCACCAAGGGCGCCGAGGCCGGTGTACGTCTCGGCGTTAAAGGTCAGATTGCCGACGCCGCTGTGAACCCGCACTGCGCCCGTTGCAAAGTCGAGACGCACGATAATTGCCGGCTTGACAACAGGCGCCGCAAGCGCGCTCTGCATCGCTGATGTCATGTCTCGGCTCATAGGTTCTTGGTGGCCGTGAAGCTGATCGTGTGAATCTTCTGGCTGTCCACGTAGTGTCGCACGGAGCCGCGCACGAGCCGCATAGTCAGCGCGGTCTTGTCGGCCGTGCCGGTGCCGACATATCGGGAAACGTCAGCAACAAATGTGTTTCCCGGTATCGCCAGCTCGCGCAGCGCCTCAGCCCACAGAAGCCCCGTCGTCTGCTTGCAAGGCGGCACACTGAACTCGAAGGTCTGTGTCTCCACGCCCCAATCGTGTTGAGTGGTTGCCCCGGTATAGGGCGAGGAGCGTTCGCCCGCGAGTCGCGTGTGGGTCGGCGTCACATCACGCCAGGCTGTCGAGCTAGGAAGCGAGATCGTGGCCATGGTTATTTCCTCCGGCGGTCTGCGTCGCGCACTGCCGCCACGGATCGCGGCTCAATGCTGGCGTTCATCGCGGACATCATGGCGCGAAGTTCCTTCACTGCATCAACTGAGGCCCCGCGTGCGTCGATATTGTACACGTTCCGAGCGCCTCCACCTGCAAGCTTCCCATTTGGCACAATTGTGCCGGATGAACTCGGGGCAAAAATCTCCGGCCCGCGCTCGCCCACAAGGTAAGCAGAGCCGCTGCTTACCGGTCCGCCCGCCGCGCGAGCGCCGCCAAAGAGACTTCCAAAGCCTCCGGCTATCGCGCCAGCCAGTGGCTCCGTGATAGCCTTGCGGAACAACAGCCTTAGCATGTCGTCGAGTATCCCCTTCAGCATGTCGCGCAGCTTGCCTCCCGAAAAAACAGCGTTCTCAAGTGAACCGGCCAGCTCGCCGCCCACTTCGCGAGCGAGCTTTTGCTGTTCCCGCATCTGCTCGGCAATCGTGTTGTTCACGCGCACGAGGGATGACGCGGTGTTCGTCAAGTCTCCGAAAAGCTTGATGCGCTCCTTGATACCCTCGGGCGTCGAGCCGTCGGCAGACGAAAGCAGCATCATCGTTCGCCCAAGCTTCGCGTTGAGCGCCTCTGCCTGTTCGGCCGGTTCCAGCATGGCACCGGTGATGCCGGCCATTGCTGCGCCTGCGGCTTTTTCGGCTTCGCGCATTTCCTCCGTGAGCTTTTTGACCTCCTCGGCAGTCTTCTTCGCCGCTTCGAGTTCTCGTGCTCGACGCGCATCGGTTTCGCCCTGGCTGCGGGCAGCGTCGGCGGCCTCCTTGCCGTAAACCAGTTCGCCTATCGTGTACCCGATATTGCTGCCGAAGTTGGCGAAGCCGGCCAGCGCCTCAGCCGCCAGGCCGCGCACGTTCTCACGCAGGTCGCTTATCGACGAGTTGAATGCGTGGAGGGAGTCTTTCGTCTCGGGTGATATGCCCTTGATCTTGTCGAATTCCGTCAGAATGTACCGAACCTCATTGCGCACTGAGCCGGCAATCTCAGCCAGCCCCAGCGCCTTCAGCCCGCCGCGAGCGAACGCGCCGGACATCTTGCTGGCCGAGGTGGCGATGGACGCAGAAGTCCTGCGCGCCTGATTGTCTGCGCGCTTGAACTCGTTGATGAACTGCTGGCCGTTGGCCGTGATCGTGGCCGATAGATTGCCGATGGAAGCCATGGTTAAGCCTTGTGTATTCCGCGCTTGATGAGCTTTGCCCTGACTTTCTCGATACCCTTGCCGACGCCCTCAATCAGAGCGTTCTTGACCTGCGAACCAGCGACCGCGACAGCCGGCCGCAGGAAGGGGCGCCCCGCCACGAAAGAACCGTTCCGCGACACGTGGCCGTGCTCAACGAGGTGCGCATACTTCGCCGGGGAGTCTGCGCCTTTTCGGCTGGCCTTGGTCCCGAGCTTCCTTCCGTTGCGGTAGTACCCGCGACGCGGGCCAACGACGGCGACCGCATTCACGCCTGACTTGTACTTTCGGACAACGAAGCCGATGGATTTCCGCAGCGCGCCGGTGTCCACCGAAGTCACTGCCATGGCCTTGGCAGCCTTCACCAGTGGAGATGCGGCAGATCGCACGGCGGTCGTGATGATGTCCTTGCGCAACTCTTGGGGAATTGCGTTCAGCATGGCCGAAAGCTCGGCAGCGCCCTCAATCCTGACTGTGCCTTTATTGGCCATCCTCTTCTTCGATTCCTTGATATGCGGGCATCATGGCCCTGATCTCTTCCAGCGTTACCTTCGATCCAGCGGCGGCGGCTGCGCAGTAGGCGACAACCGCGAAACGCTCCGACTCGCGGCGCTCCCGCCTGACCCACGCACGCTCCATCGCCCGAACGATCCCGGCTGATTGCGTTCCGTAGTCATCAGGCTTGATGCCTAGCTCGACGGCACCGAATGCGATGCGGTCGAGCCATCGGCGTTTTTTGATTCCTTGGGCGGGTGTGCAAGCTGCCATGCCTGGAGGATCGCAGCGTCAATCTCGTCCTGGTTCTTTGCTGATCCGTAGGCGGCCCACACGTCGCGGACCGTGGCGAGTCCCTTGGGCGCACCGTCCAGCATGCACCACAAAAGACACGCCATGCGGATACGCGGGTTCCGGTCCTCATCGAGCCACGACGGATTTTCGAGCGTGTCTTTCCGCCACTCGAATTCCTCGGCGACGCGGAGCTGAACAACCTGGCCACCGATCGCGACCTTTGTGAAAAGCGGAGGCATGCTTAGGTGTAGGTGACCGCGCCCGTGATCTTGATCTCAATGGTCGCGCCAAAGGCACCGTTGACCGGGTGGCCAAGCGTAATGCCTTTCACGTAACCCGAGAACGTCGAGACTTTGGTGTCGGTGTGGGTGACCTTGAAGTTGGTCAGCGTGTCGGCAGCGGCACGTGTGCGCATTGCTGCGTGGTGCGTGTCCGTACCGTCCCACGTGATGATCGGCACGCTGATCGACGGCGTGCGGGCAATTCCGAGCAGCGTCTCTTCCGAGGTGCTGTCGTGAGAGGTGATGTCGATCTCGTCTTTGGTGCCGATGAGCGGCAGGTCGAAATCCCCGACAGCGGGGATGGTGCTCCAGACAGACGGCCCGGTTGCGGACTCGTATGCCAGGATGGTTCCTTTGGCGGCTTTCTTTTGGGCCATGATGTTTTAGCGGTGGTTGAGTTTTGTCGGACTGAAAGTGTCGGCTACGCCGTCGAGTCGTCGTGCCAGATGGCGAAGTCGATCGATACGCCGAATGCGCGCCGGTCGTCGTCGTGGCCAAGGTCTTGGAGGTTGCTCGCGGTGGCCGGGCCTGCGGCGTTGTTCCGCGCAATGACGGCGCGGACGGCGCGGCGAAGCGCGACCGCGGCAGCGTGGGTGCTGGCAAAGCACGAGACCTGCACGGTGATCTCTTCGAGCTTCGCATCGTCCTCGTCGTGGGTGTCGGTGCCGTCGCTCGCGATGCGCTGCCAAACGAGATACGGGAGCGCAACCTGCTCACCGCCGCTGACCGCGTAGGCGCGCGTCGAGACGAGCGCCGTGATGGTGCTGTCTGCTAGATAAGCCGCCATGCGTGCTTCGAAGGTCATGGGTTGACGGCTTTCGCCTGGATCTCCTGAAATCCGCTGCGCTGGGGTGGCTGCACGTAAACGAGATCGAAGGTGATTCCTCCGTCGATGAACCGGTTTTTCGTGGTCAATCCGGCGCAGCTGCGAATCGTGAAGATCGACGTGACCTCGGCATTCAGCGCGGAGGAAGTGCGGAACTCCCGGCCGCCACGGTCAACGCGCCGAGCCCAGATCTGCGTCGGCAGACTCGTGTACGTGGACACGACACCGCCGCCGGAGTCTCGCGTTTCGGCGAGGCTCTGCACGGTGATCAGGCGATCGAGTTGGCCGGGGTTCATGGTTATTCGTTCCCGTGCGGCGACCCACGCCCGTCGGTCAGCGCTCGCTCGATGCGGGTGAGGATGGCGTTGATGTTCTTGAGCTCCGTCTCGAGCACGGCCATGCGGCTGGAGTGGTCGCGCTCATTGGCCTCCAGCGCCTCGAGTCGCTTCTCCATCGAGCCGACGCGCCACGGGATCACCATCCATGCGGAGAGGGCGCCGAGGATGGCGACGCTGGCGGCGATGGTCTCGATGCCGATTTCGACGGCGAGGATGTGCGGGATCATGTGGCGTTGGCGGGCTGCTTCGGTTTTTGGAAACGATCCGGGATGCCGTCCCCGTTGGCGTCCCACTCGGCGCGCTTGTAGCCCAGCATCAGGGCGCCGCCGGCAGTGAGAGCGATGAGGCCGGCCCACCAAGGAATATCGGCCAGGCGCCACGCGGCGAAAAAGGCGCCGGAGCCGATGCCGCAGAGGAGCGCCACGGTGGGCCACTTGAGCACCATGAAGACCACGGCGGCGACGCCTGCGCCAATGGCCGCGTAGAGGAGCGGAGCCTTGCTCTCGGTGTCGATGCGCTTCTTGGCGACGCTGGTGTCTACGGTGCCGGTCGAGGCCAGCAACGTAGAGGCCACCTGCTCAAAGTGCGTAGGAGCGCCGAAAGAGAATGTCGTAAGCTTGACCGCGGGCCGTGCTGGCGCGGTGTCCGTAGCTGGCGTCGGCGCGATCTCTTCCACGCGCATGAGTGTCTGCGCTGGGATCTCGAAAGCGGTCCGCACCTCACCCTTGTCCAGCGTGGCCGGCTTGCCTGCGTCGCGCGGAGCCTCGACCTTCGCGTCTCCGATCTGGATCTTCGGCGCACGCGGAAAGATGGAGCACCCACCCAGCACCAGCGAAAGGACGGTGGGGGCAACGGTCTTCATCGGCTGTACTTGAGCGCCCTTTCATTCGCCCGCGCTACTTCCTCGCGCGTGAACCAGTACGACTGCCCACCCAGCATCACGGCCCGGTAGCTCTGGTCAGCATTCGGCCCGCGGTCCACGTCCTCGGGCGGCAGCTCAACGCGCCACGAGCCGGGATGCAGCGAGGCCTGGGCGATCCAGTACCCAGCGCCGAGACCTGCGAAAAAGAGGATGATCGTCAGCATGGTTAGAAGGCCCCGAATGAAAACGCCCGGGTGCCGCGGTGCCCGAGGGGTGAGGGCGACGCCACGACAGTGCTTGCCGTTGTCGTCGCCGTGCTGGCCCCGGACTGCGTGGTCTCATTGAGCGCGGCGTCGCGTGCCTTGACGCGGAAGCTGTAGAGCGTCCCGGGCAAGAGCCCGGCAAAAGCCCGGGTTGCGCTGCTCTGCCATCCGGCAAAGACGCCGTCAATCGAGTGATTGTATTCGACGGGAGGCGAAACGGCGTCTGTTGCGGTATCGGCGATAACGGTGATTTGCGTCGTTGAGTTGACCGTGACGCTGGCAATCGTGCTCGGGTTGGGTGTCGGAGCTGTCACGTCCGTTTCGTCATCGCCGCGCAAGGGATGCGGATACGTGTACGGGGTATAATCCAGCACCCACGCGGAGCCGCTCCAAACGTAGAGCCGCCCGCTCGTGTTGGCGGGTTCGTTCGTGTCCCATGAGCCTTCATCCGTAACCCAGAAACCGACGCCAGTCCTGCTTGGCGTGATGGCATCCATCTGCGCCCGAGTTCCCGTACCCACACCGCTCGTACCGTTAAAACTCGCGACTTCTTGGAAGTAATCGCGGTCATGCTGAATGATGTCAGAGTAGGTGAACGTCGCCGCCGGGTTGCTCGTCTCAATGCGGTACTGCGTGATGGCCGCAGTTGGTACTGGGTTGCCGTTATAGGTCACGTCAGACCTGGAGCCGTTCTTCCTGTTCAACCACGCATACGCGGGTTCGGCTGCCGCTGTCTTTGGGTCTGTGCCTACGCCGATCTGATCCGTGACCGGGTAGTAAGTGGGCGTCTGGTACAGGTTCGAGAAATTAGGCCAGAGCGCCTGCACCCCGTACTCATCAAACCGGATGATGCCCGCAGAGATATATGATGCGTTCGGAGAGTCGTTCCCCCAGATTCGGCCATTGCCCCCGCGCAATTCGACAGCCGGCCATGAACTGGCGTAGCCGCTCGTCCACGTGTTCCGGTATGCCTCAACTGCGCGTACCCCGCGAGCAGGGCCGCTGTTTGATGCGAACCCGTGCCCGTCTACCTTATGGGTTCCGTTGATCGTGCAATTGCGCACGACAATTCGCCCATTGGAGTTCGCGTCACACACGTACCCCTGCCCGTTAAACGTGCAGTCCTCGACGAATACGAAGTTCTCGCTGCCAAAATCGACCGCCGACTGCCAAGCAGTTGACGGACCACGCGCAAAAATCAGCTCAGTGTCGCCCGTACCGCCCTCAATCGTGCAATTCGCGATAAGCCCTCGTGGCGCGTATTGCAGGTAAGCGAAGTACCCAGAGCGTCCCGACTGCTGCGTGAATGCCACATTCAGCACCCGCCAATCCGACCAACCCATGACAGCGAACAGCGTTGCCGTAGCCGCGCCGCCATTAAAAGTCATGTCGCGAAAGCCTGCGCCGTCGCCAAGATAGATAAGTGCATCGGTGTATCCGCCCGCCGACGCCTCGGCGTGCATATTGATGATCGTCGAGCCCATGCCCGCGCCTGCCACCATGATGGGCTTGGCAATTGTCAGCGCCTGACTTCCTTCGCCCCATGTGTAGGTTCCGGCAGGGATTGAAACAGTATCGCCACCGTCCGCATCCGTCATCGCGGAAACGATCTGGTAGTAGACTCCGTTCGTCGTGTAGACCGTGCCTAATTTAGTCCACGAAGGAAGCGGACCACTGTACTGAAATGAGACTGGCCCGTTCGCAATGGCGGTTCCGCCAAGTGCTTCCAGTGTTCCGCTGATTGGGTTGCGCCACGCGGATTCAATGTACCCGATATCCGCGCAATTAATTACCTGACTCCCGCCCGGTGCCCCGCTTGAATACGCATTGTGCCACGAGTCGCCGCCGCTCGTCTCGGAGCTGGTGATTATGGCGCTGGTGGCCTTCGGGATCGTTACGGGCGAAGAGAGTGCGCCCCAAACGAAATCGCCGGTAGTTGCACCGGAGCAATTAACGCTAACAGACCCGAGTGACGTGAGTGCAGCGCCGTAAATCGTAAGCGTGTGCGTCTGAGAATTTCCGACGCGCACCCACCTGCCGAGGTGCGTGATCACCACGTCTTCGCCGGTCTGATTGTGGAAACGGCACCCCACCTCGCCCGTAATATTGCTACGGATTACGTCGCCAGCGTTTGAGACTGTGGAGTATTGAGCCATCGCTTACGTTGCTGCGGCGTGCGCTGCGATGCGCGTGGACCCGAGCCAAGTGTCATACAGCGCGACTTCATCGATTGTGCCGTTGGCGTGATCCGAGAGAAACCCTTGATCCAAGCAGCCGATGTAAATAGCACGGGAATTGTCGTTTGCACCTGCGACCTTGGCGGCTGATGCCACCTCCGTGCCGTTTACAAAGATCTTCCAATCGGTCCCGTCCCAGCCGGCAGCGATGTGCCTCCACTCGCCGGTTGACCATCCAGCGATGGTCCAACTCACCGCATACTCGGTCGAGGATTCGTAGGCTCCGGCGTAAACTATAGGCGTGCCAGAGTTGCCAGAAACACGCAGGGCAAACCCCTGCTTCCCGTTTCCGGCGTTGTATCCACGTTCAATGAGCGCATGTACGTCCGTCCCGGTCGGGAAGGTGGTCGGCTTGTACCAACATTCCATCGTGAATTGACCGGTGACCCGCAGGATGGCTGGCTGCGCCAATGCCACACGCTGGGAACTTGCGCGGGCGAAAAGGACGGCAGTGTCGCCAGTAACCGCGCCCGTTTGGGCGAGGGTTGGGGTGTTTTCGTAGGTGCCGTTATTGCCGTTGCCCGATGAGTCCGCCGCGTTGGTCCCGCTCGACTCCCCCAAGCGCCAATAGCCAACAGGAGAATCGGCAAGGACTTCCGTGCTGTAGCTAGAGGCCGCCGCCCCCTTTGCAAAGAAGTAGCCCATGGGATTAAAGCGCGTACCCCCAGAGTTCAAAGATGCACTGGTGATTGGCTTCGGTGTAAGCGGTGCCGAACTCCAGATAGAGGATCTTGCCGTTCGCGACGGCCGCGCCGCTGTTGATGTTCGCCGGCGTTGACTCGCTACTCACACCCGCCGTCGTGTCGAGCGCGTCCATGACGGCGGCGTTAGCCACACCGATAAAGGCGTCCGCTCGCTTCAAATCCAAGTCAACCTCAGTCGTTGGGTCGGCCTCAAAGCTGAGTTTCCACGCGGTCGCGACGAAGCCACGCGGGTACTGCGCGCCGACGGTCATCAGGAAGAGCCGATCGATCGTCCCGTCGCAGACCGCCTTCGGGTCGAAGCTCCATGCGTGGTAGCGCACGGTCGTGGCGAGTTCCGGCACAGAATCGAATGCGGTCGCGCCGTCGCCAGCCTTGATGCGCTTGTTGGTTTCGTCGATACCGATACGGCCGGCCGCAAGTGTCGGATTGTTGCTGGTCCAGTCCGCCGCGCTGTCGCGCTTGAGCTGAATGATTGTCGCGATTGCCATGGTAGTGCTTGGTTAGTCGGTTGCGGCGGTGCCGTCGTCGAAGGTTTCAGAGCCTGCTGGGTCTGTAGCCGCAGTGCCGTCGTCGAGAGTGATGGAACCGCCTGAGCCGCCGCCGCCCGTGCTGGCGATGGTGAGCGTGCGCGTTGCGCCGGAACTACCCGGCGTGATCGTGATGTTGCTGCCCGCGACGAGTTCTGCCTCAACCTGTGCGCGGGCTGCTGAGTTGAAGTCGCTGATGTCGGTGGACGCGATCGCCAGGCCGGCTTTCACCTGCGCCGCCGTAACCGGGTCGCCGTAGATGTAATACGTCGTCCCGTCATAGTGCCAGACCAGATCAACGGTCGCGTTTGCCGGCAGCGTGAAGCTCGTGATTGTCGAACCGCGGTTCTGGCTGTAGCTCGACGGGATGGTGATCGTTCGCGCCGCGCTGCCGCCTTCGGTCAGGCGAAGGCCGAATGCCGCATTCGTCGTCGGCGTCGCGGAGAAAGTGAAGGTCGAATCGGCTGATACGGTCTTGGTATTCAGCCGCTCCGTCACGTTGATCGCCAGCGCGCCCATTGCAGAGGGCGAGGTGATCACGTTGCTTGTGACTTCGAGGTTGGGCGTCGTCACAGTGCCGGTAAAGGCGGGGGATGCAGTGGGCGCCTTGGCGTCCAGGGCCGTTTGCGTGGCCGTGCTGACCGGCTTGTTCGCGTCGCTCGTGTTGTCCACGTTGCCGAGGCCAACGACCGACTTGGTGAGCAATGCAACGGGCGCGCGCTTGGAGGCGCCGCCCTGGGCAACGTAGAACTCGGCGGAAGTGAGATCCGTCGCCGCCGTCAGAGCTGAAAGTTTGGAGTCGGCCATGGTGCTATTCCAGTTGCATCCGCGATCCGTCTTCCAAGAGGAGCAGGAAGCCGTCCTCCAGCAGGAGACGCGGAATGAGATTGAAGCTCGTGAATGGCGTCAGCGTCGCGGTCCAGTGCCGTGCTGTGAAGGTGGCGATCATGGTCAGGAGGTGCGGCGCGTCTGCTCGTTGCGCACGAGGAGGACGCCGCTTGCCGGGGTGTAGGTGCTGCCGCCGCTGTCGATCACTTGCAGATCGTGAAAGTAGGATCGCGGAGACAGCGTGCGCGTCTGAGCGGCTGTGAGTGTGATCCGCATCAGGCCGCTTGCTGCGGTCGTGTACTCGATGCCGGATGAGTTGGAGACCTGAAGGACCGAATCTGTGTCGTCAGACTGGGCGACCGGTTCCTGGTCGCGAATCGTGAAGTACGCGGTCGCGCCCGTCAGATTGACAACGGCTCCGGCATGATCCGTAACGGCCACGTCCCACGAGGCAGTGTCGCCCCGCGTGCAGGCCAGGACGGTGGTGGTGATCGTCGGCACGCTCATCCGATGAAGCCTCCGATGCGGTTCATGGTGATCAGGCTGGTCAGGGTCATCGGAATATCATTGACGATGTTTCCGATGTTGATCGGCGTGCGGTTCTCGTAGAGATGAGCCGCGAGAAAGAGAACGGCCTGGCGCTGCGAATAGGGAACGGATGCCCAACTCGATGCGCCGGCCGTGAAAGCGATGCGCACGGCATCGTGCCTCTCGGCGATCGCGGGCTC